TCATCTTACAATATCAACTAGATTGATGGCAGATAAATTGTTAGACAGATATGGTTTTGAAAAATTAGGTGGTTTGTGGAGGTACTCAGATGTGTGACCCAGGGGAAATTATAGAAGATGCAATCGATGTTGTAACTGATGTTGTAGATTTTGTTGTCGATCTTGTTGTTGATGTTATAAGCTGGATTAATCCTATTCCTGAGATACCTGACTTTGGAGGCAACCAACCAGACTTAAACGCAAGAGGTGTATTAGTAAATAAAGTTAGTGCAAATGCACACATACCAATAGTTTATGGCACAAGGAAAGTTGGCGGAAATGTGGTATTTGTAGAAACTTCGGGGACTGACAACGAGTTCCTATATATGGCCATAATAGTTTCAGAGGGTGAGATAGACGACATAACTAAAATATTTGTAAACGATAATGAGGTAACATTTAGTGGAGACTTGGCAGATAATACTCAAAGAACTGTTGCTAGTTCTGATGCAAACTTTTTCAAAGCACCTGACGCTGACTCTAGTGCCGAAAGTTTAATTACTGTTGAACCACACTACGGAACTGATTCGCAAAGTGCATCTAGTTTATTAGATGAATTATCGTCATGGACATCAAATCATAGACTCAGAGGACTTGCATACATAGCACTTAAATTCAAATGGAACTCAGATGCTTTTGGTGCTTTGCCGCAAGTCACAGCTATTGTGAAAGGTCGAAAAGTTTACAATCCAAATCTTGACGGCACAAAAACTGGAGGCTCTGGTTCACACAGACAAAACGATAGTACAACTTGGGAGTATTCAGATAATGGTATTTACCAAATGCTAGATTATTTAAGAAATGAAAGATTTGGTATGGGTATTGCAGATAGTTATTTTGATAGCAACTTTGCAGACTGGCAAACGGCTGGCGATGTTGTAGATGCAGACATAACACCTTTTAGTGGTGCAAGTGCTATTGATTTATTAGACAGCCACCCAGTCGTAGATACATCAAGAAAAGCTATTGATCTTGTAGCAGACTTTGTAAAAGGCACTCGATCATATCTAAATTTTACTGCTGGAAAATACAAAATATTAGTTGAAACATCTGGTAGTGCAAGCGTTACTCTTACAGAGGACAATATTATTGGTGGCATAAATGTGGCAAGTAAAAACAAAAACTCTCGTTATAATAGAGTTATTGTCAATTTTACCAACGAAAATAAATCGTATCAATCAGATACCGCACAGTTTCCTCCAGTAGATGAAACAGGACTTGCCAGTGCTGATACACATAGCGTTATGAAAACGGCAGACGGGGGCATATTGTTGGAGGGTAAGTTTGATTTTCCTATGATCGTAAATCAACATCAGGCACAAGAGTTAGCAGAGATTATTTTGCGTAGGTCGAGATCAAGCCTAGATGTGTCTTTGAAATGTGACGGAACTGCCTTAGATTTAGCTATCGGGGATATTGTCAATATTACTCATGCTACGCCTAGTTTCTCTGCAAAACCATTTCGTATTCAAGGTATGACAATAAACACAGATCATACAATTACTTTACAACTTACAGAGCATCAAGACTCATATTATGCTTTTGGTACTCAGGTTGCACCCGCTACTATACCAGATACAACTTTACCAAATCCTTTTAGTGTTCAACCACCAGCTAGTGTTACTCTTGATGATGAGTTGATTGAGTATGCTGATGGTATTGTCATAACTAGATTGTTAATAACAGTGGGAGTTTCGCCTGACAAATTTGTTGAAAATTATGAGGTGCAAATCAAACAAACTTTAGACCCTGATGGAAACGCTGTAAGTGATTCGTTTAGAGAAATAGCAACTGGTAAAATACTTAGTTATCAACACTTAAATGTAATAGATGAGGCTACCTATCAAATAAGAGTTAGGGCGGTAAATACTATCAACGCCAAATCAACATTTGTATCTGCAACTCGTAAAATTGTGGGTGGCGTGGAAGTACCCTCAGATGTGGAAGACTTTGCTGTTGAAATGCACGGACAACACCAAATGAAATTGACTTGGACTCCGCCTAGTCAAAACAGTGATTTAGATATTTCTTATTATGATATTAGATTCCAAGATGTAACAACTGGTGCTAAATGGATAAATTCAACAAATCTTGTAAGATGTCCTCGTAGAAAATGTGATAATGCAGTAGTTCCCGCTAGAACTGGTAGCTACCTGATAAAAGCGGTTGACAAAAACGGCAATTCCTCAGCGAATGAAACGATTGTTGTTACAAATATCTCAGGCATACAGGCTTATAAAACAGTTTCTAGTTTTACGGAAACACCAGACATATTTACAGGGGCAGATCAAATGGACGGAACTTTACCATTAGCAGTAAAAATAGACCCATCTGGGGACACAGTTATAACACTTGATACAGTCACTAATTTTGACGATACTGTCGGAAATTTTGACAGCCCTAGTGGAGACTTTGAATTAGGTGGCACAGATACAACCTCAAATCCTAATTTTAACGATAAAAACAGGGACGCAAAAGGTTTTTATAATTTTGTGAACTCAATATCATTGTCTCAAATATACGATGGCGATGTAGTTCCAAGTATTACTCTTGATGCAGAAAACCCTTATGATTTGTTTGATTCGGGTAGAGGGGCGTTATTTTTCGACAGTGCCAAAGCCCCCTTTGATGGGACAGAGCAATTACACGCTTTCCACAGAGTACAAATAGCAACATCAACTACATCACTAGCAGATTGCACATCTTTTGGAGACATAACACAATCTGCAACTTTTAAATTTAAATTTGCTAAATTTAGATTGAAATTAACAAACGATGACAACCAAACCTCTAGTAATGTCAAAACTATTGCTGTTAAGTTAAATATTGAAGAAAGAACTTTTGCAGAAAGTAATGTTGCAACCTCATCAGGCTCAAAGACAATTACATTTACAAATCCATTTTTTGAAGTGCCAGCATTAGGTATAGCGGCTCAGAATATGGCAACGGGAGATACATTTACAATCAGTTCAAAAACTGTTAATGGTTTCAGTATAGCTTTTGTAAATTCAAGCGGTGCGGCTGTCGATAGAACTTTTGATTATATTGCAAAAGGTTTCGGGTTGCAAAGTTAAGTAAGAAAGGATATAGATTTATTATGGCTCAGGTATCAGATGTAAGTTTAGCGAATCAAGGTTTCAGTGCATTTCGTACTGAACTAAATAATATTTTATCAGCTTTAAATACAAGTCATTTAGGAACATCAGCACCAAGTTCAGTTGCACAGGGCAGTATTTGGGTTGATTCAGGGACATCAGGATTTTTGAAGATTAAAATTAATGACGGCTCAGATAACATAGAATTATTTAGTATTAACATTTCAACAAACGCAATAACGAGTACGGCATCAGTAACAGGGACTATTTCAGAGACAGACCCACAGGCGGCGGCTCTAAGTATTGCTCTAGGATAAGGGGGAAACATTGGCTAATACATTTAAAGTAAAAACAAACGGGGCTATGCCAGCGTCATCGGGAACGCCTCTGACCTTATACACTTGCCCTAGTTCGACTCAAACGATTGTCATTGGATTGACACTTTGTAATATTCACACAACTGGCGTGACTGCCGATGTTCAATTAGTTTCAGATACATCAGACACAGAGACAAACGAAACAGTATTATTAGCAAAAGATGTGAGCATTCCAGCGGGCAGTTCTTTGGAATTGTTATCGGGTGGAAAATATGTTTTGCAAGCTACTGATATTTTAAAAATTGATTGTTCAGTTGCGGCTAAGATTGATGCAACATTAAGTATATTAGAGATAACATAGGGGGTAGCGATTGAGTTATATTGGTGTTCCTCCACAAGCAACATTTTCAAGTGGTTTATTAGATCGATTTACCTCAACTACTGGTACGACTGTAACCCTAACGCATGACATCGCATCAGAAAACGACATCGTGGTTTTTGTTAATTTTGTTAAACAAGACAGCACAACATATTCAGTAGGTGGAACAGGAAATAAAACTTTAACTCTGGGTGGCACATTAGTTTCATCGGATATTGTTGAGGTTCACTATTTGAATATTGTAGGTCAAACAAATGCACCATCTTCAGGAAGTGTAGGAAGTTCACAATTAAGTGCTGATATTATAACAGGGCAAACAGCTTTAGCAGTTGCACCAGATTCAACAGATGAACTTTTAATATCTGATGGTGGAACTTTAAAAAGAATAGATGTTTCTTTAGTTGGTGGAACTAACACTCCAGCTTTTTTTGCAACATTATCTTCAAATCAAAGTGTCACATCTGCAACAACAACAAAAGTTCAGTTTGATACTGAAGTTGTAGATACTGATTCAAATTATGATAATTCATCAAATTATCGTTTTACACCAACAACTGCTGGAAAATATTTTGTATTTGTTCAAGTAGAAAGTAATTTTAGTGGTGGTTATGGAGATGATTTTCAATGTTTTATTTATAAAAATGGTTCACAACATTTAAGAGGCAGATTTTCTTTGCAAGTAGCAACTGACAATGGTTTTTACAATTCAATACTTGTAAATGGAATTGTTGATATGAATGGTTCAAGTGATTATTTAGAAGGATTTGGAAGATATGATGGAAGTTCTCCATTTTTTTCTGGTGGAGATTACAGATCATATTTTGGTGCATACAAATTAATAGGAGTTTAATTATGGCATTTAGTAAAATTATAGCAGAGAGTATGGACTTAACAGATACATACGCATTTACAGGAACAGTTACAGGTGCTGGTGGAATTGTAGAAGCAGATCAATGGCGAATTAACAATAATATTTCTTTATCAGCTAGTACAAATACATTAATTAGTTCTTATTGGGAAAGAAACGATAGTAGTTTTAACAAAATTGGAACAGGACTTACAGAAAGTTCGGGGACGTTTTCTTTTCCCTCAACAGGGATATACCTTATTCATGCTACTTTAAATCTTTATAGAGCTGGGGATAGTAGATTTTTTCAATTAAAACCTCACGCAACAACAGATGACAGTAATTATACTGAGGTTGCTAATTCAAGTATGCACATAAAACAAACAGGCAGTAATACTTTTGGGGGTTGTAATGCGTCATTTATTTTTGATGTAACAAATGTTAGCACACATAAGTTTAGAATTTATGTAGAGGGTGGAGATCAAACAGAGTATATCCCCAGTGCTTCCCCAATTTCTGTTGTCGCCGGACTTACAAGTATTGATGCCAACCAAGTGAATCCGCCAACTGGTTCTAGAGATCAATGGAACTTAGAGCCGGGTAACAACATTAGCTGGTCAGGTTCATATAACGGAGTCGGCTAATATATGTCAAGATTTGGATGGGC